CGTGCCGGGGGATACTACTGTTTGCCTGGATAGAACGACTGGCCAACGACTACGACGCTAAGTGGCACGCAGTAGCAGGGGAGAACAAGTGAGACGACGACAAGGTCAGACTAGACTAGAGATGGAATTGGTCAGAAGACTTTACCAACGACGCCATCAAGATCGCCAAGGACCCTGAGCGTGAGTTGTTGTGGACAGAGGCAGACAAGCCATGGTCTTTCCTTGCCTGGGCGAACGAATGGGCAGCCTACAAGCTCAATGGTAAGATCAACAGTGCGCTCCCGGTGAACATGGACGCGTCCAACAATGGCCTACAGATCCTCTCTATGCTGACGCGTGATCCGTATGGGATGGAAGCGACAAATGTTCTACCGACAACCACACCTCAGGACATCTATGGGGTCGTTGCGGCTAATGCCGTCCAGACTTTGAAGGCCCAGGCCGCCACCGGAGATGAACTAGCGCGTGCTTGGGTTGGCTTTGGGATAGATCGGGTCAGTTGTAAACGTCCAGTAATGTGCTATTCGTATGGGCTCACTCCGTATTCTAATCGTGCCTACATCAACGAATGGTATGACGAACAGATCCACGGCAAGAAGCGAGACAAACCGTTCAGTGACGACAAGCGATACTACGCAATCCACATGCTTGCTGAGCACGTCTGGCGGGGCATTGAGTCGGTCCTTAAGAAGCCAAAGGAGTGCATGGACTGGTTCCAGGCGTGCACCCGGCTGATTGCCAATGAGAATCGTGCGTTGTCGTGGGTATCACCTACCGGGTTCCCTGTGCACCAAGAATACTACAAGGTCCACAACCAACAAGTAAACACATACATCAGTGGGAAGGCAACGTGCGTAAAGTTTCGCGAGGACGACGATGAGGTCATCAGTCGAAGGAGAATGGTTAATGGTGCATCACCTAACGTCGTGCACAGCCTGGACGCGGCAGCCCTCCACGAGACCATTGTGCGTGCCAACAAGAACCACGGGATCTATGACTTCTCGTTCATCCATGACAGCTATGGGACCCACTCAAACAAGTGTGACCAACTTTCTTCGACATTGCGTGAAGTTTTTGTTGACTTCTTTTCGCGTGATCTATTGAATGAATGGCGCACGCAGTTAACGCAACAACATCCAGATTTAGATTTCCCGGTGCCACCAGAGTTTGGTGATGCTGAGATAAACAAGATAAAGGAGTCAACATACTTCTTTAGTTAACCAAAAACAACAAAGACAAAAAAGAACAATGAGTAAAGTAATTGTAACACCAGTAGGGAAGGCCGTATATCCACACCTTCAAAACCCTGACACTCGCTTCAATGATAATGGAGTTTACCAGTGTCGCTTGCATGTTGACGAGGCTGGCTTTAACGAGTTCAGCGCCCAGATTAATGAGCTTTATGAAAAGGCTTATAAGGCTGAGTGTGTCGCTCAAGACAAAGAGATCCGTAAGGCAACATCAAACCCGCTCAGAGTCACCGACGAGGGAAGCTTTGAGATCTACGCCAAGCAGGACGCAATGAAGCAGACGAAGACGAAAGGTCTTCTTCAGTTTCGAGTGGCTGCTTACAACGCCAAAGGGACCAAGATCCAAATGCCTGCTGTTGGTTCTGGTTCTGAATTGAAGATGGCAGTCGAGCCACACTTCTGGAATGTCTCGAGTCAAGGCTTTGGGATGACTCTGCGCTTGCGTAGTGTTCAAATCATTGACCTGAAGGAGTTTTCATCTGAAGACAAACCATTCTCTGCTGTTGACGGTTTCTCTGGGGGAGAAGCTTTCACAAACGAGCTAACTAATGATGAGACGCCGAAGGTATCACAAGAGGCCGACGACGACGCCTTTTCGTTCTAAACTCGAGGAACGTGTAGCCCTGGCCCTCAAGGGGGCTGGGGTTGATTACACCTACGAGAGTCAGAAGCTAAAGTATACGAGGCTTTGCACCTATACGCCTGACTTCATACTGCCTAGTGGTATTATGTTGGAAGTTAAAGGTTACTTTGAGCCCTCGGATAGATCCAAGCACCTATTGGTTCGCGAGCAGCATCCGCACATTGACCTTCGTTTTGTGTTCCAGAACGCAAACCTAAGGCTCAACTCAAAGAGCTCGACGACTTATGGTGGCTGGTGTGATAAGCAGGGATTCTTGTGGTGTGCACAAGCAATACCGAAAGAATGGCTGAACCTACCGCCTTGTTGAATCATCAACCCTGCCCTGATTGTGGGAGCAGTGACGCATTAACAATAAACGAAGACAACTCCACTAAGTGCTTTTCTTGTGGAGTTTTTAAACGGGGAGACTCTGAACAACCTCCCATGATAGTAATGGACAACACAAATAAAACTACGCCCTTTATTGAGGGTGACTACCAAGCCCTCGAATCCCGAGGCATCGACGAAGCTACCTGTCGTAAATACAGGTATCAAGTTGGTAACCACAATGGCAACAAATGCCATATTGCAAACTACTACGACATTGACGGGCAGAAGATTGCCCAGAAGTATCGCTATGCTAACAAAGAGTTCCGGTGCTCAGGGAAGCCTGACCACTTCTTTGGGCAGAACATATGGGCTAACCCAACGCCTGGCTTTAAGATTGTTGTAACTGAAGGAGAAATAGACGCCATGTCAGTCGCTGTGGCCACTGGGGGTAAATACCCTGTTGTTTCACTTGGCGCTGGCTCACAGTCGGCTAAGGCGATGTTCAAGCGTCACCTTGAGTGGCTCTCGGGCTTCAAGGAGGTGGTCCTGATGTTCGACATGGACGAGCAAGGGCGCAAGGCAGTCGAGGAGGTGGCCCATCTGTTGCCTGCTGGTAAGTGCAAGGTCGCTCACCTGCCTATGAAGGACGCTAACGATTGCTTAGTGGACCGGAACAAGGCAGCAATTATCGATGGGATATTTGATGCGAAGCTTTGGAGGCCTGATGACATCCTGGCAGGCGCAGACATCTATGACAAGATCGCTGAGCACCAAGAGGTGGAGGCCCTTGAGTATCCCTTTGAGGGACTTAACAAGATAACGCATGGCCTTAGGCACTCTGAGATCGTTACGTTGTGTGCTGGTAGTGGTATTGGTAAAAGCCAAGTTTGCCGGATCATCACGCACCACCTCATGAAGACAACTGACAAGCGCATTGGCTACATTGCCCTTGAGGAGTCAGTCGAGCGCACAGCTTTGTCGTTGATTGGCTTGGAGATGGGTAAGTGCCTTCACCTCGAGCCGTTTGAGCGGGATGATGAGTTCAACGAGGCCTTCAAAGCAACCGTAGGCAATGGTCGTTTTTACGTTTACGATCACTTTGGTAGCCTAGCGTCGGACAGTTTGCTCAATCGGGTTCGCTTCATGATCAAAACGTATGACGTTGACTTTGTGGTGCTTGACCATATCAGCATTGTTGTCAGTGGTATTGGTAATGGTGACGAGCGTAGGCTTATCGATAACACAATGACCGCACTGCGTTCACTTGTTGAGGAAACCAAGGTCGCCATGTTACTTGTGAGCCACCTCAAGCGTCCTGAAGGCCGAGGCCATGAAGACGGAAGGGCAGTCAGTCTGTCCGACCTAAGGGGCTCCCAAGCAATAGCTCAACTCTCAGACATGGTTTTGGGACTGGAAAGGTCTCAGCAAGCCGAAGAGGTTGAGGATCGCAACAAGACAACCGTGCGCGTCCTGAAGAACCGCTTCAGTGGTGAGACTGGTGTTGCTTGCACCCTGACCTACGACAACGAGACGGGTAACCTCTCTGAGTCACACCTTATTGAAACCTCCAACCCATTTTAACGGATGAACACTGCTGTATTTGACATAGAAACAAACGCCATCAAGGAGTGGAAGACTCTGGGTGGGCTCGAGGTCGTTCATTGTATTGTCATCATGGACAACGAAGGGACTCACCGTTACCGGAACAACTCGGAGATGGACACGATCCCGGAGGCCCTTGAGAGGCTCGCTAAGGCTGACTGCTTGGTGGCACACAACGGCATTGGGTTTGATTTGCCTGCACTCAAGAAGCTGTATGGTTTTACCCATGACTGTGTGATCGACACGATGGTCCTTGCTCGTCTCAACCACCCTGACCGAAAGAAGGAAGACTGGACCGAGGCGAAACTCCCAACCTTCCTACGAGGCTCGCACTCGTTGAAGTCTTGGGGCATGCGCCTTGGCGTCCACAAGGACGACCACGGTGCCACCGAGTCTTGGGAACATTGGAGTGAAGCGATGGAGGACTACTGTGTCCAAGATGTAGTTGTGAATGAAGCTCTGCTCACCTATCTCATGCAAGACAGAACACCCACTGACCAAGACCTTGTGCTTGAGATGGACTTTGCGACGGCTATACGTCAGCAAGAGTGGAATGGCTTTCCGTTTGACATTGACGCGGCTGACCAACTCCTACAGAAGCTTATTGTTCGGAGAGCCACCCTCGAGGAGGATCTACAACAACTATTCCCTCCGAAGGTCATTACCACTAAGCGCCCTTGGTGGGTCACCGATGACATGAAGCAATGGGAAACCAAGAAGGAAGCCCTTGCCGCTGGCTACAAGGCCGCTGAGATTGACAAGGGAGCAATGAGGACCAAGTCGGTGCCTTTCAATCCATCATCACGAGACCAGATCGCAGAGCGCCTTATGGCTGACGGATGGGACCCTAAGTATTACGAAGGGAAACGGCCTGCCATCAACGAGCCTGTGCTCCGAGAGATCAACAGCCGGAAGAGCTTAGCGCTCCTCGAGTATCTGTTGGTGGCTAAGCGACTTGGCCAACTCTCTGAGGGCCGCCAAGGCTGGATGAAGATGGTCCACAACGGACGAATCCACGGCTCCGTGAATACGGGAGGCACCGTCAGTGGTCGGTGCAGTCACCAGGCTCCGAACATTGCACAGTGCCCTTCAGTGTCTGCTGAGTATGGCTACGAGTGCCGTTCGTTGTTCACTGCGCCGCCAGAGCGAGTCCTTGTGGGTTGTGATGCATCCGGGCTCGAGTTGCGAATGCTTGCCTCTTACCTTCACAAAATCGACAACGGACGATACACCAATGAGATCCTGAGTGGAGACATCCACACGGCTAACCAAGAGGCCGCAGGCTTGCCTGACAGAAACTCAGCGAAGTCGTTTATCTACTGCCTGATCTATGGTGGTAGTGATAGTAAGCTTGGCGAGGTCATTGGGGGTAACTCGGCTGACGGTAAGCGCCTCAAGGCTGAGTTCTTCCGTAAGATGCCTGCAATCAAACGCCTACGCGATGCCGTGCAGGACAAGGTCAAAGGCTACGGGTTCCTGAAGGGACTTGATGGCCGTAAGCTCCCTTGTAGGTCTCCTCACAGTAGCCTCAATCTTTTGTTGCAGTCAGCCGGGGCGATTTGCATGAAGCAAGCCCTTGTTCACTTTGTTGAGGACATGGAAGGTAAGGACTACCTTATGCACGCTAATGTCCACGACGAGGTCCAGTTCAGTTGTGATCCCGGTAGGGCCAATGAATATGGACAGCGCTTTGTGAATGCCATCAAGAAAGCTGGCGAAACTCTTAACCTTCTGTGCCCACTAGATGGAGAGTATAAGATCGGAACTAACTGGGCTGAAACACACTAAAAATATGAAACTAATAATAGACGGAGACATGCTCCTTTACCGCGCTGGGTTTTCCTGTGAGGTAGAGATCCGATGGGACGATGACATATGGACCCTTCAGTCCAATGAGAACGAAATGAAAGGACACTTCGATGTGGCCCTAAGTGGCTTAGTGAAACTCATTGATCCTAAAGCAGAAGTGGTTGTGGCTTTCTCTGATAAGGAGAACTACCGCTACGACATCTTCCCAGCCTACAAAGCGAACCGGAAGAACACAAGGAAACCACTAGGACTTAATGCCCTACGTGACTGGGCCATTGAGAGCTACGACTCACGAGTGTTCCCACGCCTCGAGGCTGATGATGTTTGTGGTATTATGTGCACCAACGACAGGGACTGTGTGGCTGTAAGTGGTGACAAGGACTTCGGGACCCTACCGATCCGATGGTTCAACATGCTCAAGGGCACCATGCACGATGTCACCGAGGAAGAAGCAGACAACTTCCACCTTATTCAGACTCTGGCCGGGGACGCTACCGATGGTTATGGGGGAGTCAAAGGAATTGGCGTTAAGACTGGCCAAAGGCTCCTCGACAAGAAGGGATACACCTGGGACACTGTTGTTGAAGCCTACGAGAAAGCAGGGCTCACCGAGGATGATGCCTTAGTGACTGCCAGGCTCGCTCGGATACTTCGTAACACCGACTATGATGGTGTTGATATTAAACTGTGGGAACCAAAACGATGAGAAAACTAACACCTGAAGAGATTGTTCTTCCCGACTCTGGGGAGCGCAGCGAATTCGACACGGGCGCAGTGCGAGACGCTATGCGCGGCAAAGGGATGCCTAGCTGCATTCCTACAGGAGCACTCCGGGCAGTCGCTCGGCGCTTCGAGGACGGGGCCACCAAGTATGGCCGGGACAACTGGTGCAAAGGGATTCCCTTGTCACGCTACGTTGACAGTTTGTATCGTCACTTGTGGTCGTATATGGATGGGGACACATCAGAGGACCATGGCGGTGCAATCATTTGGAATGCTATGTGCCTTGTTGAGACCTCTGAGATGATCAAAAACGGTGACCTTCCAGCCGAATTGAACGACATAGACAAAGACGTATGAGCTTATATGAATCTACTGATAGCTTCCCAGGGATACCTCT